TGGCAGGGTCGTTCAGTTGACTGTATCTGGCTAGATGAGGAGCCAAGTAGAGAATTGTACTCCCAAGCAGTCACTAGAACTTTGGACCGTAAGGGTATGGTTTATATGACTTTTACTCCAGAATCTGGCATGACTGAGACAGTCGCCTCGTTCATGAACAACCTACAATCTGGACAGTCCCTGACAAACGCTACGTGGGATGATGCTTCTGAAAGAATATTCTCCATGGGCGGTGAAAGGGGGCATCTGTCAGAAGTTGTAATGGAGCAGATTTTATCCTCTTATTCTCCACATGAGAGGGAAATGAGGCGTTATGGAAGACCCTCAATTGGTTCGGGATTGGTCTTTCCGTTGGCTGAAGAAAAGATTATGATTGATCCGATGGAGATAAAAGCCCATTGGCCTAGAATAGCTGCAATAGACTTTGGGTGGGACCATCCTACGGCTGTTGTGTGGTGTGCATTTGATAGGGATGAGGAAGTGTTCTATGTGTACGATTGTTACAGAGCGTCTAAGGCGAGTCCTACCGTCCACGCCCAAGTTATACGAAATAGACCTAATTTTATCCCCATTGCTTATCCCCATGATGGCAATCGACGAGATTCTATGGGTAATCCCGGCTTGGCTGACCAGTACCGTAATCTAGGGTGTAATATGTTGTTGGAACATTTTACAAATCCACCCGCTTTAGGAAGTAATAAAGGTTCTAACTCGATTGAGGAAGGCTTAATGGCTATGCTTCAGTCTATAGAAGCTGGAAAATTCAAGGTCTTCTCGACTCTCTCGGACTGGTTTGAAGAGTTTAGAATGTACCATAGAAAAGATAATAAGGTGGTTCCTTTAAGGGATGACCTAATGAGCGCGACTAGGTATGCGTTTCAATCCCAGCGTTTTGCTGTCGCCGGGGAAGACCCGACATGGACAGAGGACGTAAAATATAGGAATTATGGAATCGTTTAATGGCTAAAGAAAAAATTACTGATGAAGAGCTAATCACTAGAATCCGTGGAGAAATCACGGACTCTCTGGGGTATATGGGAGATACAATCTCTCACCAAAGAGAACAGGCTATGCAGTATTACTATGGCCTTCCTTTTGGTAACGAGGTTGAAGGACGTTCTCAGTTTGTAGATACAACAGTAGCCGATACGATAGAATGGATTAAGCCCTCCTTGATGAGAGTTTTTGCCTCCGGGGATGAAATGGTAAAATTTAATCCAGTCGGCCCCGAAGATGTGGCGATGGCAGAACAAGCCACGGATTATGTAAATTATGTGTTCACTCGTGATAACCCCGGTTGGGAAATATTGTATTCTTGGTTCACCGATGCTCTACTAAGTAAAAATGGTATAGTGAAAGTATGGTGGAATGAATATGATGAGGTTGAGAGGGAGGAATATAGCGGCCTTACTGAAATTGAGTTTGAGGCTTTAATCTCCCAAGAAGATGTCGAAGTTATAGAACACACCAGTATTGATAATAACTTAACCGAGAACGTGGAAGAGATAGCCTTCCCGGTTGTTGAAACTTTGCACGATGTTGTGATATCTAGGACTACTTCTCGTGGCAAGATTTCTGTAGAGAATGTTCCTCCCTCAGAGTTTCTAATTGCCAGAGAATCTAAGGATATTCAGGATTCTAGGTTTGTTTGTCATCGTGTATTAAAAACATTATCTGAGCTACGGGAGATGTACCCTGACCAAGATTTGGACCCAGAGGAACTTGGGGCTGGCGATGATGATCTTATGGCATTTTCAGGGGAAAGGCTTGAGCGATATATGTTTGACAAGTCTGCTAAGTATTGGGAAGGGTGGGGTGATTCCGGTACTGGCGAAGAGGAAGGCTTGCGTAACTATTGGTTACATGAGAGTTATTTAAAGACAGATTGGGATGGAGATGGAATTACAGAACTAAGGAAGGTCTGTAGCGTTGGAAGCAAGGTATTGGAAAATGAGGCAGCCGATACGATTCCCTTTATCTCCTTAACTCCGATTAAAATTCCGCATAAGTTCTTTGGGTTGTCTGTTGCTGATCTAGTCATGGATTTGCAGTTAATTAAGAGCACCATGCTACGAACGCTCCTAGACAACGCCTATAATCAGAACTACGGAAGATATGCTGTATTAGAGGGGCAGGCGAATCTCGATGATCTACTCACACAACGCCCCGGCGGAGTAGTTAGAGTGAAATCCCCCAACGCCGTAATGCCCCTCCCAACTCCCGCTTTGGAACCATATTCGTTCCAGATGCTTGAGTACCTTGATGGTGTTAGAGAATCTAGGGCTGGTGTCAACAAATACTCACAAGGATTAAACGATAATGCCCTTACTTCTCATACTACTGCTACTGCTGTTAATTCTGTAATGACCGCTGCCCAATCAAGGGTAGAGCTTATTGCAAGAAACTTTGCAGAGACAGGCGTAAAGGATTTAATGAAAACAATCTATATGCTACTTCAAAAGCATCAGGATAAGGAAAGGGTTATTATGCTCCGAAATCAATGGGTTCCTGTACGCCCTGATTCTTGGAGAGATTCTTATGATTGCACTGTCTCTGTTGCCCTTGGTAATGGGAATAAAGATCAGCAAATGGCGCATCTTGTAACTATGCTTCAGTTTGCTGGTGATGCAATGAAAGGCGGTTTAAGTATTGTAAATCAGAAGAATATGTACAACATGGGCGCAGCCTTGATAAAGAATATGGGCTTTCAGAATGTTAGTGACTTCCTCACTAATCCAGACGAAGTTCCCCCACAGCCTGATCCTGAACAGCAGATGAAGGAAATGGAAATGCAACTCAAGCATAAAGAACTTGAAATCAAAGCAGCCGACATACAAGTTAAGCAAAATAAAATCCAACAGGTCGCTGCGGCTGATATGGTAGATGCACAACTGAAGGTAGAAGAACTAAATCTTGAACGGCAACAGAACAGGGCCGTGGCATTAGGAGAAACATAATGGCGAGATTAAAACCTCAACTGGGAACCGCTTTAAGAAATGCTGTGACGAGTGACACTTTAGATAAGGAAATAAAACGGTTGGAAGTCGCTGCACAAACTCCTAAAGAGAGGAGGGCTCGTAGAGATAGACGTTATCATATGTTAAGGAATAAGCCTGTCTCATGAGGAACAAGAAATGGGTTCCGCATGGGCATACCGCAGCTCCTGCTGGCTCTAGGTTAGGGTCTGGTAACAGGCGGGGAAGTGGGGGTGTTCGGGGTAAGTGGTGGAATCCACCCTTAAACCCCAGCCCTGTAAAAGAACTGGATCAAATCATAAAGGAACTTGAAAATAAGTAATGGATCAAGAACAACGGGAGCGTCGAGCCCAAGCATTAATAAACGACGAGTTGTTAAACGAAGCATTTGACGTTTTAAAAGAAGATTTAATGGGTCGCTGGTCACACAGTGGCTCAACAGATTTGGAGGCCAGAGAATCTATCTGGCTTGCAATGCGACTGCTTGATCGAATTCGTGGTCATCTAACGTCCATAATAGAAAGTGGACACATGGCTAAGATATTAGACAAGCAACACCCTTATATCTGACAAGAGGAATTTAATTATGGCGGATACGCAGACTGCCCCGCAACTGGCTGGACTTCAGCCACCCATATCGCCCGGAGGAAGTATAGCCGAGGCACAAGAAGCATTACTTGGTATAATGGACACCGAAGGGGAAATCCCCGAGGAAAAAGCCGAAGCCGAGGAAGCACAACCTACCGAGGAAGAAGAGTCTCAACCAGAAACGGAAGACGAATCATTTGAGGAGGAATCCGAAGAGGAAGAAGAATCCGAAGAGGAGGAAGAAGAATCTGAGGAACCCGATGAGGAAGGTGAAGAGGAACTTTATGCTGTCACTGTAAACGGTGAGGAGCAACAAGTTACCCTTGATGAACTTATGAGCGGCTATAGTCGCCAATCGGATTATACTCGTAAGACGCAGGATGTAGCCAAAGAGCGAAAGCAGATGGAAGAATTGCAAACGCAATACGTTTCCGAAATGCAACAAGCTAGGGCAGAGCGTCAGCAGTATCTTGAATCGTTGAATCAGATTATTGCTAATTCAGCATCAAACCTCGATAAGTTTACGAACATTGACTGGGAATCAATAAAAGAAAATGATCCCATAGAGTACGTGACTAAGAGAGAGGAGTTTAGGGAAGCACAGGAAAAAGTCCAAGCAATGCAAAGGGAGCAGTACACAGCCCAACAAAAGCAACTTCAGGATGAAGGCCAATTACGTGCTAGGGCCCTGCAAGAAGAGAACAAGAAGTTATTGGAGATTGTTCCGGAATGGAGCGAACCCGAAAAGCAGAAAAAGTTGGTTTCTACTATAAGGGAGTATGCTACAGAACAGGGATTTTCTGAACAAGAACTAAATTCTCTTGTTGACCACAGGTCTTTGCTTGTCCTTATGAAGGCTCAGAAGTATGATGCGATGCAGAAAGCAGATGTTAAATCTAAGAAGTTAAAGAATAAACCTAAAGTTATTCGCTCTGGTAAGGGCGTAGCAAGGAGTTCTATCAACAAGTCTAAACGTACTGCACAAATGAAACGACTTCGGCAGTCAGGTCGCGTCGATGATGCGACTGCATTGCTAGAGGATTTTGTAGACTTTTAACTAAAGGAGGGAAATGCTATGGCAGTTCCTACAAATACTAGGGAAACCTATGGTGCCATTGGTATCCGCGAAGACCTTAGTAATATCATATATAACATAAGTCCTATGGACACACCATTTGTAAATGGTTGTGGTCGTGGCTCTTGTGATAATACTCTGTTTGAATGGCAGACAGATGAGTTAAAGACAGCCGCCGCTAATACGCAGATTGAAGGTAATGACTATACCTCAACTGCTGCTACCGAGCCACGCCGTCTGAGCAACTACACCCAAATCTCCGCAACTCAGGTCCAGACATCTGGCACTGCCGAAGCGGTTGATTTCGCTGGGCGTAAGTCCTCACAGGCTTATCAGCTTGCCAAACGTGCTAAAGAAATGAAGCGCGATATGGAGTATATGTTGCTTCAG